CCTAGGTCCAGGTGGAAACGGAGATGAACTATTCTCCCTCGGCGGCGTACTATATACCGCCATGTCCCCGTTAAAACGGGGCTCTCCACCCGAGCTTGATGCCGACGTGCTCGGGGCGTCCAGTACGCTCCAAGTGCTCGGAATCGACGCTTGCAACGTCGATTGGGAACGGTCTATATGGCAAGGGCTTTAGCCCAAACCGAGTAGATCCCGTACCCAAGAGACACTTGTGCAAGGCACCCACCCCATCGAGAGGATCTCGAGGGGGCTTGGCTACCACGTAGTAGCCCCTGACTAGGGGGCTGTGGTAATCGGGATGCATGCGTTCGGCTTGGTAGCCGAGCGCAGACTCCCTGCCCAGCAATGGGGAAGATGGTGCAACATTTGGTACGTGTTTTACAACACGCAACAAAAGTTCATCCATCCACGCAGCAGACTTCCACAGGCCAGCCCAATAGAGCTGGTTCCGTAGAGGGAATGCTGCGATCAACCCATCAGCATCTGTCCGTCGTGTAGGGAGTGTCTGACGAACCTTGACAATAGAAACGTCATGGCCGTCATAATACTCCTTACCGCAAGACTCCCTGAACCTTCCGGTCCAGAAGGACTTGCCGGTGTTAACTACATACCCGAAAAGGTGTAGTTCATCGACGACGGATAGCACATATTCCTTGGGGACGATAATATCGTCACCAAAGACACGCACCTTCTTACGAAAACTATAAACGTCTTCGTAAGTGAATGGTGTGCCGAGCTCTCGCTGAATACCCAGAAAGACAAGGGTCATAAAGACCATTGCCTCAAAGGGAAAGCAGAGAGCTGAACCCATAGGCGCAAACTTGGCCAAACGGATAATACCGTGGCCAGGAACGTCAGCCTTCCGGGAACGACAAGCGTCGACTGCCTGAAGCAAATCAGGGTAGTCTTCGATCATCGCCCGTACATGCTGATAGGAGACTCGATCGGACGCTTCACTCAAATCGAGTGTAGCGAGTTCCCCGGTTAGGGAACCCTCTTTGGCCATTTCCCGATTAGGGTTTTGGTCATCGAGTCCAATAATGCGAGCGAGGAAGTCATCCTCGTTAATCGCACTCCGAAAACATTGCAAGAGACCCTGCTGCACATATTGCATGGCAGTGGGTTCAATTGCAATGACACGGGGAGTCTTCAACGTCTTAGGAACCGTGATCACCCTAACGGGGACCTCGGCTCCGGGTTCGAGGATATCGATTTCCTTATCCAAATCATCACGAAAGTGATGGTTGGGGACAAGGAAGTCTTCAGCAGGCATAATTCGCTGAAGACGAGAGGTCCAAGTCCGCAGATTGAACTTAGCATTACTGCTAAGCCTATCTGCAACAGAACCTGGACCATGCTTCGGGATGACACGCTGCCAGTAGACATCTCTGTCTACTTTAGCAAACATGTCCCCATAAAGCAATTCGGACATCCGCTTGAACTCAGTAAGATACTGAGGATCAAGGAGGGAGTCCGTTCTCCTGATATCCTTCTCACACTGAACGAAACCATTCATCGCTAGTCTCTCACGACGAGGTGTTACCACACTCGTAGAAACTCCGCCAGGAGTTTCTTGAGGGAGAGCTATCTTGCTAAACATCAGCGTAAGCTGACGCAAAGCATAGATTGCTTCGATGTCAGGTTCATCCAGCAGCACACCGCTATCAGAGCGGAACACACGTCCAAGGAAACCTTGTAGAAATACAGGGAGACCAGTAAGGCGATCCCTCTTAAAAGAGGGAACGTCCCAAGGGACGACGAATCCTTGGTCAAGCCACCTTTCGAGTGACTTACCAAAGTTCGCCAGGGTAATCGCCAAAAACGATACCCCTTCGTGTTCTACTCGACTCTCGACAGTTTTTATGTCGAGAGTGGCGCTAGTGCAGCATCTGACAGCGAGTTCCCTCGCTGTCATGGACCAGAGTGACGTAAGGCTTTTCACAGTCCCCTCCTTTCTAAGGAAGGTGTACTGATCCGTAGCCTGCGTCGTCAGCCTGGGTCTTCAGTGTCTCCACGAGAAGACATCTTGAAGAGGTTATTAGCCTCGACAAGAAAATTCTTCAAGCGGATATACTCTCCTGGAGTAAGGCTTTTGGCCTCACTATAGAAGAGATGCATCTGTACCGACCGCCCATCAGGACGGTCAGAAACAGAAACATCAAAGAAGATCCCGTTCACTCTCTAATGCCCACAACCACTGGTTATGGACAAAAGAGCCTCTCCTGCAACGTATGCCACATTGACAAACGCCAAAAGAATCACCAAGAGCTTTTTGCTCAAGGTGACCTGAGGCGGGTCAGTGGCGCGCCGACCGTAGCCTAGATGGCGACGATCGGAGCGTGGGTGACGCGGTATGACTCTCTTATGAGAATCTCCCGAATCATCAGGCATCGTGGCGATCAGTAATTCGCGACGAAATCTGGGACGAGTCTAAGACTCGCCACCCAGAAGCTTCGTCACGAGCTGATCCGAAGTTGCGGTGATTAGGGTTTTGAAGCCCG